CGCTCACTCCTTTTTCCGATGTTCCCCATTATGCGCCTAACATAAAGATAACTCAAACCCATGGAACACTTTCACAGACCTTAATCTTTAAATAGTCTTTGGTTTAACCTGCAGGGAACTAAGCGGACGCTGCCTTGCGCGCGATTATGATAGGAACTCAAACTTTGACGGATAACCTATGGTGCAATACACATCAACGTCCATATTTCTACTGTAGGGATTTGAAGCGTGGCGGGATATTATTACCTTGCCGTCCTGTAGATTTAACTGACTTACTGGATATAGATTATCAGGAATAGCGGACACTGCCCGGCGAGAGCTTATGACAGGAAACAAGGCAATTGTGGCGAAACTGTGGCGGGGANNTGCCTTAATCTGTTCGCCATATGTCCGCTGTGATATAGACAAAAAAAATACCCCCGGACCTTTCGGTCCAGGGGCAAAGGGTAGTGGGAAAGATGGTAGGTGTTAGCTCGCCTTGGCCAATTGTTCCTTGGCCTTCTGTTCCGCCTTAGTAGCGGCAGCCTTGGCAGCGTCGGCAGCGGCACGCGACGCCATTTGCTCAGTGTCATACGCTTCCGCTCGCATGATGACCGCCTTGTCCTCGGCATACCGGCTCAAGAGATCGTAGGCAAACCGGATACGAGAGGCAATCAACCCGCCTTCTGGTCCGGCCAATGCGTGCTTGATGCTCGCGTCATTGGCATCAATGAACGTCTGAACACTGGCCAGCACATCCCCGAACAAGGGAACATTGGTGATGTTCAGGGCAACGCTGGCGCCTTGCTGGTTCGGCGTTGGCGTGGTTTTCTTGGTACCACGTTCACTAGCCTTGTTGATGTGCGCCAGCGTAACGCCGCCCTTGGCGTTGCCCGCAAGTTGCTTGGCCTTGTCCAGTTTGAGGCCAAGAAACTTGGTAAGGGAGATCGGCTTTTGAGGTATCCAACGTTCCTTGGTCTTTCCGTTTTCTTCCGTGACTGACCGACCTTCAAGAATGATTGGTCGGTTGCGCCGGGCGGAAGCCTGCGGACTACCGTCCATGAATGAGACTTCGATATTGTCCTTAAACTCAGTCTCGATCCTGTGGCGCATCTGCCAGCACGCGAGAGCACGACTACAACGTGTGTGATAATTGGTGACATCGGCGGTAGCATCGCGAAGCAACCCGTCAAGGATATGGGTTTGCTTCACGCCGTCCTCGCGATTTTCCGCCATGTATTTTGCAATGTCGTCGGGAATAGCCAACTTGCTAAGCCCTTCGTCATTGTCGATGACCATCTTGATGGTCTTCTTTCGTGCCATCATTTGTTTGACGTGCGGCATGTTATCAATCCACGTCTTGACGAAACTGAAATACTTAGTCTCGCCTTCTACCTCCATTGCGAAATGGTCGGTCGGTTGATTGTACCCCTCAGGCACATTGTCCGTACTCTGGCCCTTTTTGTTTTTCTTGCCTTGTTTCCGTGTCCCCACGATAGGCAACGCGGAAAGTTGATCCGGCGTATAGAGCCGTTCCAGGTGGGGCAGCAAAGCCAAGGGCGCGCCGTCCCAGTCTTTCTTGCCATCAATGGCGACGTTGACCACGTTATCGAAGGCAGCGTCAACTTTTTCGCCAAGTTTCTGTGCCGTGGCCAACATGCCCGAAGGATCATTGGCAATGATTTGCTCGATGGTCCGTTCGTCTGCAAGGGGCGTCTCCTTGGCCTCTTGCATATCTTCAAGCGCCTTCAAAACAACTTCGTCGGCCTGCTGCGGCTCAAGCCCCTCAGTGTTGACGCTCTTGAACGTCTGCAAGATTTCAGCGTCGGTAAGGGAAAAATCCAGCTCACTGAACTCGTCCATCATGGCCTTACCGTAATCGACGAGTTGCCGATCAAGGGACAACGTGTCGCCCTTGTTGAACCCGGCGAGTGCCTCAGACACAACCCATGTAAAGGCTTTGCCGTCGCGCATTGCCTTGCCACCCCGGTTGCCAGTCTCTTTCAACTTGGTAGCCATAGCTCACTACTCCTATATGGCCTTGGGCATTAGGCCGGTTGATTGCCCCATATGCGCCGCGTCCTGTCATCGCTGGCAAGTCGTGACGCATGTAGTGCAATCAATTCCGCCAGTCTATTACCAAGTCAGGACACCCGATAACGCAAGTGTAGTCTGCGGTTATGTCAGCAATAACCACGAACAACACTCTCGTCTCATCCCTGATTATCGCCGGTTCCATGCGTAGTGCAGGCACAGGGTAGTGTGGCGGAGACAAACCTAAAGCATAGCGTGCGGCGGAAGCGCCACCCGGCTTAGGCATGATGACTAAACGTCTTGGATTGTCGCCTAGTGCCACAGCATAGCGCCTAGGTGCGCCTAGCTTGTCCAGTAGCTTACGATATTCCTTCATTGGCATTCTCTCCAGAGGTCAGACCCGAACCATAGCAACGCTATAGCCGAGACAACGGCTAGGATGACTAGGGTTGTAGTCATGATGCAAACCATCCACCCGTACCCTTAGCATTGGGAATAGGGTTTAGGTCTTTGTCATAGTAACCGGCGCATACGAGACACTGGGATTGCCAGCGGCCATTCATGTGAACTTTGAATGCCCGTATCAATAGCAGTTTGCCGTTAGGGTGCATTTCCTTTGCACCGCAGTTAGGGCAAACCACGTCTTTGATAACGATTTTCATTGTGCCCACTCCTATCTTGGTATTCGACGAACACAAGCCATAGCTCGGAGGATATTCCCTTTGCACCTATGCTCACCATTGCGGTTAGCCATACGCAACGCATGGCCTAACGCATTGTATGCACGATCAGTGTCGCCTCGTTGCAGCATCCACAAAGCGATACGTAGGACTAGGTTAGTGGTAGGCATTGTGTTCACTCCACTACGTTGCGCTTGAGTTGCACGATACCTTGCCCGTAGACAACGGCTAAGAACTCTCCAGCCTTGTCCTTAGAGACAATCAAGATTGTATTATCAGTGAATAGGAGCGAGATGTGTTCTGCCCCTAACTGCACGTCCTTGATAGTCTTACCCACAATCATTGTGCTCGCTCCCATCGGGCTTCATGCCCAACGTCCTAACAACACCATAGACCATCCGAAGTCTAATCACAAGTCTGTGATACACTCTCACAGGTGGTTTACCGGCTCTAAGCCTTGGAATAGAACGAAATAAGATCAGAATAAAGATTAGATATATCAAGGGCTTAAGGACCTAAGATTATCTTAAGATACTAAGTAATTGAATGTATTATGATTTATTCTTATCTTAAGATATACCTAAGGTATGCTTATGATCCTAAGGGATATCACATAGTATTCATATGCCTATCCTAAGTATTACTTACTACCTTAGGAGTATATGCATTTCCTTAAGTCAACTATGTAAACATACTTAAGTAAGGATAAGATACCTAAGTATACTTAAGAGAGGGATAGAATCCTACGAGTCATCGGTTCCTGGAGAAGGATATTATTCATAAGCATGCTTTCCTAGCAAAAGATTCCTAGGGCACAACCGGGTACAACCGGGGGTTGGGGGGTTGACTTCTGGCGAGCCGCAGGCGAGTGCTCCTGAGAAATATCTAACTATAATCAAGTACCTGCTCCTACAAAATATCTCATATGTTTTATTATTCCTCCTCTACTTGTTCATTCTTCTTGAACTTCATCATTATCTAAACAAATAGGACAATCTGGGCTAGTTAGACCTATAGGTGCCCAAAATCCATCATTACATCTCCAACACCAATACCATGCTTCAAACATCTATTTTCACCTATTTCTTGAATTTCTTTTTTCTGACCTATACCACCCTACAGGGGTATATATAAAAACGCACCAGCGGCCATTTATGGGCGATTACGGGGCATTCTATATCAGATCTACCCTCCACAATCTTTACAGTAAAACTCCCCTTTAGGTACAGGTTTCTTGTAATTCCACTTCCAACATCTAATACAATACCATTCACTCATTAAAATAATCCTTGACAAGGTATATATAATAATATATAATATATAGTTTTAGAGCATACTATGAGAACTAAGTGTCCTATCTGTAAGAACCCATACTGGAAATGTAGTTGTAACAACTAATGCCTTTTACTAAAACTGGTAAGAATACATATACTTCTCCTTCTGGTAGGAAGTTTACTAAGAAACAAGTTATAGCATATTACGCTACAAATGGCTTTAAGTCAAAGGTTAAAAAGAAATGAATCTTAAAAAGAAAGTCTTGAATCCAAGTTCTTGTCCCAATTGTTATTGTTAAGGAAAAATAATTAATGGCCACAATCACAGCATCAGTTACCAAAGTCGGAGACGGAGGGGTATACGATGTGTATCTAGCAACCTGGACTGCAATAGGTAATGCAGATACAGGTACTTCCGTCGCAATGTCTTCTGCTGCTGATCGCTCCGTCCAGATTGAAGGCACCTTCGGTGGAGCAACCATTACCGTCCAAGGTTCTAATGATGGAACCAACTGGCAGACTTTGACTGACCCACAGGGCAATGCCATTTCGACTACCGCTGCTAAACTAGAACAGATTGAAGAATTAACTAGATATGTTCGTGTTATTAGTTCTGGCGGTACAGGTACTAACGTAAATGTTAATATGGTCTTCAGGGGGCAGAAGTAATGACTGATATTTCTCAAGCCCTATTAGATGTTCGTTGGTTAGCCCAACGTCTGAAGGGTTTAATAGCCCTTTCAGAGGACATCGAGTCCTATGATAATCTGAAGAAGCAGGCTTCTGAGTTACAGAAGGTAATCGATTCTAAGAAGTCTGAGTATCAGTCCGTAGACGAAAAGGTACAGGCTATTCAACAGCAGTTAGAATACACTGTTGGTAAGCACGAGGATCTCAAGAGGACTCAGAGAACCTCATTAGATTCTATGTTAGCTAAGGCTAACTCAGATGCTCAAAGCATCTTTGAGAAGGCTAAAGCTGAAGCTGCTCAGTTAAGAGCTACAGTAGAAGCTGAACGTCAAGCTTATCAGAAGAAGAACAAAGATCTAGAGGACCTTTCCCTTTCTTTAACCAAAGAGGTCAATGCAAAGAAACAACAGTTAGAAGAACTCAATGCTTCTATTGCAAGTTTAAAGGCTAAATTCTAATGGCATCATTTCAAAAATTCAATTCCTTCGTAGAGGCTGTTGCAGAGAAGGTACACAACCTAGGTTCTGATACCTTAAAGGTTGTTCTAACCAATACGGCACCTGTTGCAACTAATACACAATTATCCGACATAACTCAAATCACTGGTGCTAATGGATACACCACAGGTGGAGCTACAGCAACTACCTCTTCGTCTGCACAGACTTCAGGTACGTACAAACTAGTCTTAGCTGATGTTTCTTGGACTGCTTCTGGTGGAAGCATAGGTCCTTTCCGTTATGCTGTCTTGTACAACGATACTGCAGTGAACGATGAACTTATTGGCTTTTGGGATTATGGTACTAACTTAACTCTAACGGATGCTAATACGTTCACTGTCGATTTCGATGCCACCAACGGCGTACTGACGATTGCATAAGGTAAACACAAATGGCTAGAGATTTTATCAAAGTTACCCGTACCGCTGTCGCAGCTGCAGACCTTATTGATTTCAAGGAAAAGGTTTATGCAGCTTACTCTCAGGGCCTAAAGGTTCGTGAGATCATGCGACACAACAACGATGGTGTTAATTTCACCGATATTGAAACCCAATTTGGTCTTCCCGCAGGAACAGGTCAGACTGTGTTTAACTTAGTCAATGGCGCTGTCGGCTCCATGGAAGGCACCTTCCAGGTTTCTGACGCTAAGGACATTACTGCCCGCGTTGGCTAATGGCCGTTACTCAAACAGGCTCGATTCAAAACTTTACTCCCGCTGTCGGGCAAAGCGGTACTGTTTCTTCTACCATAACAGTTCCTGCTGATGCTCAGCTAGTTTTGGCAGGTTTCTCGAGTTGGAATAATAGCGGTAACGCTACTCATTATTCAGCAGGCTCTGCCACCTTTACTAAGGGTGGTGTGGATACAGCAATGACATTAGTAGATACTAATGCTTCCTGTAATCCATCCGTTGGTTGGGCGGCTCCTCTGTTTTATCTGGTCTCTCCAGATACAGGAGCTAATAAAACCCTCAAGTGGTCCTGGTCTGCTGGTGGCAGTTATGATGCAGGTTATTTAGTTTCAGTTACTTTCTGGACGGGTTTAGATACAGCTTCTCCTGTGCGTAGTGCAAAAGGCGGACAATCCGGTGCAAGCACTCCTTACACGACAAGTACATTGACAGCCCAAAGCGGTGACTTAATTGTAGCTTGGGTTGGTGCATTCGTAGGAAGTGGAGAAGGATCAATTAATAGTTGGTCTAATCTAACTCTTCTATCCAATCTAACCCATCAACTTAGTGCAGATGGTGCGTGGGCAACAGGCTCTCCTACAGGAAACACTACAGTTGCTGCATCCACAGATACTGGCTTAGATGACGGTGGAATTGCAGCGGTAGTTATAAAACCAGCAGCAGGTGCTGCAGCTACAAGCTTTCCAGTCTTTCAAAGAAAAAGAATATTCATACCAAGGAATTTTTAATGTCTCGAATTTATACCGTTTCTTTCCAGGGTACAGTTACTGCTGCAGGTGGTGATACTGATCTGTTGGAAATTCTTCCCGCAGATGACAAACCAGTAAAGTTACGCGGACTACTCCTCTCTCAATCTTCAGAAGTTGGAGATGCAGCTGAAGAGGGATTACGCATTTCAATCATGCGTCTCCCCGCCACAGTTACCTCAGGTTCTGGTGGTTCTTCAGTAACTCCAGCTCCAATGGATTCTGCAGATAGTGCTGCTGGTGCTGCTTGTGAGTGTAATAACACCACGGTAGCTACTACTTCTGGAACAGCCGTGACCCTTTCGGAACTCGCGTGGAATGAACGCAATTCTCCGTATGAGATGTGGTTCCCGGACGCAAACTTCTGTCCCAAGGTAAAGCAAGGTGAAGGTTTAGTTGTACGCCAACAGACTACAGCCGCGGATGATTATTCAGGCTGCTTCACGTTCTGGATCGAAGAAGAGTAATAACTAATGCGGTTTATATACCGCCCTAGACTCTGGAAGCGTAAGCGTAGATCGTTCTTCTTAAGCAAAGTAGCTGGAGGGACAACCTTCACGCTTACAGCAAGTGCAGGAACATTTACGGAAAGTGGACAAACAGCGCTGTTCCGAATTAGTGAAGTAGCTACTAAAGGCACCTTCACAGAGTCAGGACAAACCGCTCTATTCAAGATCAGTGAACTATCTTCGAAAGGTACATTCACTGAAACTGGTCAATCTGCTTTATTTAAGATCAATGAAGTCGCCTCTAAGGGCACCTTCATAGAAACAGGTCAAAGTGCTGGTCTGAATCCTTCTGTTACTGCTGTCAAAGCAACTTATTCAGAAACAGGTCAGGCAGCTCTATTTAGAATAAATTTCCTAGATTCCAAAGGAACTTTCCTGCTGAATGGACAAGATGCAAATCTGTCTACAGGTAGTTTCGTAACCGCAGGAACAGGAACTTTCAGTCTATCCGGCAAAGATATTTTGTTCAAGATATCTCAAGCCAGCAACAAGGGTACCTTCACCCTAGCTGGACAGACTGCCGGTTTAAATCCGTCTCAAGCATCCGGGGCGGGGGCCTTTACAGAAACAGGTAAGAATGCTCTATTCGATATCTTTCTTAGCGCTCTCAAAGGTACGTTTGGTTTAACAGGTAGAGATGCTTCTTTAACAAGTACGCTGGACACTCCAGTCCTTTCGGAGATCATAGTTCGGCGGAGACGTAGAATGTGAAATGTTTGATTGGACAATAAATATAGGAAATTTATTACAGATGATAACCTTCGTCGGAGGCGGCGTATGGTTATATTTCTCACTTAGAAGTGATGTTAGAATAGTTAGACATGATGTTGAATTTCTTAAACAAGCACAGAGTTCTTTAAATGAAGCTTTCAAACAGTTAGGCGCTATCCTAACTCAAGTAGCAGTTCAAGATACAAGGATTTCTATGATTGAAAAGCGTATTGATGAACTAAGACATGGACAAGGTTTTATAAATGGCGCGTAGAGGGCGACCCCCTAAGGAAGCACCTGAAAGAGAAGAACGTAGAAAGCTAGCAGAGTCCTCTCTTGAAGAGTTTATTAAGTTAGTACACCCAAAAAGATTATTAGGATCAGTACACAGAGAGGTTATTAATTGGTGGGCAAGAAAAGAACGGAAATCGCACCAGCTTCTGCTGCTACCGCGGGATCATGGAAAGAGTGCTCTTATTGCATATCGCGTTGCTTGGGAACTAACAAAGGACCCAACGTTACGTGTCCTTTTTATATCAAGCACCTCGAATCTGGCGACAAAGCAGCTTAAGTTTATTAAGGATATTCTCACCTCAGATCGCTATCGAATGTATTGGCCAGATATGGTCAATAAGGACGAAGCTAGGAGAGAGAAGTGGACTGAGAGAGAAATCTCTGTAGATCACCCCCTACGTAAGGAATGGTCAATCCGTGACCCCTCGATCTTTACTGCGGGTCTTACTACTAACGTTGTTGGTATGCACTGTGATATTGCCGTGCTTGACGACGTGGTGGTCCAAGGAAACGCATACACAGAAGACGGAAGAGAAAAGGTAAAAGATCAATACGGTCTCTTATCTTCTATCGAAACAGTTAATGCCCAGGAATGGGTGGTTGGTACTAGATACCATCCTAACGACTTATACGGTCAGCTCCTGACCATGGAGATTAACAAATACGATGAACTCGGAAACGTTCAAGAATCTGACACACTCTTCGAACTCTTTGAACGGCAAGTTGAATCTGTTGGGGATGGATCTGGAGAGTATCTATGGCCACGTCAGCAAGGTTCTGATGGAAAATGGTTTGGATTTAACCAGGAAATCTTGGCGATTAAGCGATCTCAGTATCTCAACCGATTACATTTCCGAGCCCAATATTACAACGATCCACATGACGTTGACAACGCAATCTTCAAGAGAGAAGCCTTCCAGTATTATGAACCTGGACATCTATACCGAAGAGATGGCCGATGGTTCTTCAAGGGTGAACGGCTTAATGTGTTCGCAAGCGTTGACTTTGCATTTACTACCGGAAAGAAGTCAGACTTCACCGCAATAGTAGTCATAGGCGTGGATCATCAGAACAACATTTACATCTTAGAGATAGATAGGTTTAAGACCGGTGCACCTTCAGAGTATTTCAAACGTATTCTTAAACTGTACGAGAAGTGGGGTTTCAGACAGCTTAGAGCTGAAGTCACAGGAGCCCAACAAGCGATCGTTACTGACCTTAAAGAATCGTACATTAGGCCATTGGGCTTGGGGCTGTCTATAGTAGAGTTTAAACCAACTAGGTTCCAGGGAGCTAAAGAAGAAAGAATATTAGCAGCACTGGAGCCCAAATATAACAACAGACAAATGTACCACTATCCTGGTGGGAACTGTCAAGTCTTAGAAGAAGAACTGATGTTTGCCAACCCTTCGCATGATGACGTGAAAGATGCTCTCGCATCTGCCGTCTCATTCGCAGTAGCGCCCTTCAGTCCATATAGAATAAATAAACCAGAGGCATCTTTTGAATATCATAATCGTTGGGGTGGAGTGGCGTGACCAGTAAAGTTCTCGTAATAGAAGATATGATCCAGAAGGATGATCTGGCTGTTGCAATCACCGAACAGTGGATTGAATGGGACAGCAAACGTCAACTCTGGAAGAACGACATGGAAGAGATACGTAAGTATGTCTTTGCCACAGATACTTCCAAAACCACTAACTCCAAGCTTCCTTGGAAGAACAAGACTACTATCCCTAAGCTCTGCCAGATCAGAGACAATCTCTACGCTAACTACACAGCCACAGAGTTTGGTTCTAGGAAATGGTTGACTTGGGAAGCAGATAACAGAGATTCCAATTCCAAGGTTAAAAGGGATGCTATCTTAAACTACATGGGTTGGGTCATTGACCAACCATCCTTTGCCCATGAGATGGATAAGATCATCCTAGATTACATTGATTACGGGAATTGCTTCGCAACAGTAGAATGGGTAGACAACAGAGTAGATACTGGAACTGGTATCCAGACAGGCTACATCGGACCACAAATCCGCAGAATCAGTCCGTTGGATATTGTGATGAACCCGACCGCAGAGAATTTCTTACAAGCGCCCAAGATCATTCGCTCAATAATAAGCTTGGGCGAGCTAAAAGATATGTTGGCAAAACTATCTAACGATCAGAATAGGGAAGAGTACCAAGAACTCTGGAACTACCTCAAAGACATTAGAACTAACGTAGCTTCTTTCGCAGGAGAGTTAGCTCAGAAAGATAACCTATTCTCAATCGAAGGCTTCACTGATTTTAGAAACTATCTAGGTTCAGACTATGCAGAAGTTCTGACTTTCTATGGAGATATCTATGATTCCTCTCAGGATACCTTCCTCAAGAACCACGTTATCACAGTGGTTGACCGGCACAAGCTCATTGGTAAGAAACCCAACCCAAGCTTCTTTGGCTATCCGCCAATCTATCATTCACCATGGAGAAAAGCCCAAGACAATCTCTGGGGAATGGGTCCTCTAAATAATCTAGTGGGAATGCAATACCGCCTAGATCATGTGGAGAACATGAAGGCGGATATTATCGACTTCACTACATACCCTGTTCAAATTCTGAGTGGTTTCGTAGAAGCTTATACCTGGCAGCCCGGAGAACAGATCAATGTCTCTGAGGAAGGCAAAGTAGAGATACATCAACCTAACGTTAGTGTTTTACAAGCTAACAATGAACTGATCAACTATGAACGGTTGATGGAAGAAATGCCCGGTGCGCCTAGGGAAGCTATGGGTTTTCGTACTCCTGGAGAAAAGACCAAGTATGAGGTTCAATCTCTAGAGAACGCAGCGTCTCGCATCTTCCAAAATAAGATCAGACAGTTTGAGATGCAGATCATAGAACCTCTTCTCAACGCTATGTTAGAACTAGCCCGCCGCAATATGACTGGCGTAACTACCATCAAGGTACTTGGTTCAGATTTCAATGTTGCGGTATTTCAAGACCTGACTGTCGAAGACATCACAGGCATAGGACGTATTAAACCGATTGCTGCCCGGCATTTCGCTGAACAGGCACAGCTTATTCAGAACCTAACTAACCTCACCAACTCTAACCTATGGCCTACAGTACAGAGGCACTTCTCTAGTATTGAACTGGCTAAGGTTATCGAGGAAGCATTCGATCTGAAGGATTATGAAATAGTAATTAAAGATATCCAACTAGTCGAGCAGACTGAGGCTCAGAAATTTGCTCAGTCTCTGCAAGAGCAGGCCGCACAACAGACCACGACCGCCTCTGGCATAGGTAACGATTTCGACCTAGAACATTTAGGAGCACTTAACTCAGCTCAACCACAGATGCAAGGACCCTAATGTATACTAAGTGGTACTCTCATATTAAAGATCCTGAAGCCCAGGAGAGGTTCAGGAACCAAATTCTAAGCGCTAAGCCAGTTTTAGAACGTTTAGCCACTCTCCTGAAGACTGAATTAGATGGGTTAGATCGTTCTGAATTAGATATCAGAACATTTGACCAACCTAATTGGGACTACCGCCAAGCTTTTAAGAATGGCTGTAGAGCCGAACTCAATTTCATGACCAAACTAATTGATTTAGATCAGCAGGAGACCTCGTGACTGACGACAACCTTCTCGCCGACCATGGCGAACCAACTCCTCCCAAGAATTACCTAGAAACTTTAACCGGTCCCGGTGGGAAGTTCGACAAGACTAAATATAAGTCTGATGGTGAAATGCTCGAAGCATTAGCCAGAGGTAAGTGGGAGGCAGACAACTTTATTGTAACTAAGAACAAGGCATTTGATGACCTCAGTGCCGATTACATTCGCCTCAAAGAAGAGGTAGAAAAAGGGCCAAAGATTCAAGAGCTTTTCGACCAAATGACTCAGAAACTTGCAAGTACCAACCAGAACCCAGGGAACGATGTTACAAATCCTCCGCCCGCCTTTGACCCTAAACAAGTCGAGACCATGATTTCTAATACTTTGCAGGCACATGAGCTTGCTAAGTTACAGAGGGCTAATCAAGACTCGGTTAGGGCAAAGTTAACCGAAAGATATGGGGCTAATTACCCTAATATCGTTAAACAACAGATTGAAGATTTGGGGGTCACAGAAGACCTATTCAACTCTCTAGCTAAGAACAATCCTAAGCTTCTGATCAAGACATTAGGTCTAGATCAGCAACCGCAACAGGATGTGTTTCAAGCTCCGCCTCAGTCCTCGGTGAGAACAGACAGTTTTGCACCACGTGGGGGCTCGAAGCGTACTTGGAACTATTACCAAGAGCTTAAGAAGACAAACCCAAGACTTTACGCTGATCCCAAAACTCAAACACAAATGGCTATGGACTACGCCAACCTCGGACGCGATTTCGAGGATGGAGATTTCCATAAGCATTAATTTATAGGAGACTCTGATGGCAGGTTTTATGACCGCTACAGATCAGGGCCATCTGATTCGAGCTAACCTCTACCAGCGTCAGCTGCGTGAGTTGCTCACTGATGACCTGTTCGCCATGAGCAAGATGGTGAAAGTCCTGACTGAGTTCCCGGATGGCACTACGTTTAATATTCCCAGCTTGGGTGAAGCCGAGACCGCAAACTATGTTGAAGGTCAGGCAGTCAAGTACAATAAGATGGACACGGGCAACTTCACGTTCTCGTTCGATACTTACAAGTATTCGGCTAACTCAATCACTGAGAAGTTTAAGCGTGATTCTTACTGGTCCTCGGATGTCATGGCGGCATTCGTTCCCAGGCAGCATCGTGCCCTCATGGAAGCAGTCGAAGCGGACATCCTTGGAAAAGGACCCGCGGGACAGACAGCATCCAATGCTAACCAAATCAACGGTGCGGATCACCGCTGGATTGGGTCTGGTACTAATGAATCCCTTTCCGTCCTTGACTTCTTCAGGGCAGACTTCGCCTTAACTAAGGCGCTGGTCCCTCTGCAGAGCAAGGTTGCTATTCTTGATCCTACTGCGGCCTACACGTTGCAGACACAGACTAACGCTGTGAACCTGCTTACGCCTATGCCCATGTATGAAGATATCATGAAAAATAACATCATGACCGGCTTCAAGTTCCGTTATAACTTCGCTGGCTTTGACTGCTATGTTTCTAACTATCTGACCAAGAACCTGGCAGAGACTATCTCAGCAACCAATGGTTCGCGTACGTCCACCGTGGGTGTCGCTAACCTCTTCTTCTCGTCCGCTCCTGGCGACACGCTTCCGATTATCGGTGGCTTCCGTCAACAGCCGACGGTCTACTCGGAGTTCAACAAAGACCTCCAGCAGGAAGAGTATCTGACCATTGCTGAGTGGGGCTTCAAGCTCTACCGTCCTGAGAACATGATCGTTGTCATCACTGACACCGACGTTGTGTAAAGGAGGTATAACACATGGCTTATTACGATAACGCAGGCTTGTACCGTAAGTACGGTACTGAAAAGACTGTTGCAAATAAGGCAGGCGAGTTGCGTAACCCCGGCGATATCCGGGAGATCATCCTTAAGATTGATCTCACCACTCTGGATCAGACTGAAGCTATTCAGTCCGACCAGATCTGGGTCCCCAAGGGTGCACGCATCGTTGAAGTCGAGACTTTCGCTCAGACGGGCGCGGCTACAGGAACTGCAATCGATCTCGGCCTTGTCCAAGCGGACAGGACCACTGAGATCGACTTCGACGGTCTTCTGGCGGCTGCTCCTACCGCGAACATGAACAGCTCCGGTGAACGTTCGTTCTACCGTGTTGCGGTTACTGTTCCGACCGGTTTGACCGGCACTGGCGCCCTCGTGGGCACCACTACTGGAACGACCAGTCCTGGTTACATCACGTGCTCGCGCACGGACGCTACTGCGTTCACCGCGGGTGTCATCATCGTGACCATTCGGTACTACATGCCCTAACAGCTTTAGGAGGGGCTTGTCCCCTCCTTTAGTTTAACTAAGGAGAAATAAATGCCTACTATTGATATGAGTGGAAATGATTTAGTCGTTAATACGATTAAAGTTGGTTCCACAGCTCTTGGTGGTGCAGGTGTTGCTTCCCAAACAATTCGTCATACCACTGGCGCAACCCGTACGCTTACGGCTGCTCAGTCTGGTAGCACGATTTATTTGGATAAGGCTGACGGTGTTGTAGTTACTCTACCCGCTTCGGCTATTGGACTTACCTTCAATTTCGTTGTTGTGACCTCCGTCACTTCTAACGCTTACAAGGTGTCTACGGCTACGCAAGGTACAGAGTTTTTTGATGGGACTATCAACAGTCTCCAAGATGCTGCGGTTGCTTCCGCAGTGTTCACGGGTGACGGTTCGACCCACGATAACTTCTCTATGAATGGCACAACTACTGGTGGTCTGGTGGGTACTAACGTTACCTTCACCTGTACTGCTGCAAACAAATGGACGGCCTCTGGCTTCGTCCGCGCCTCTGGCACGGAAGCTACTCCGTTCTCGACTACGTAAGGAAATAAACGCTTGGCTAACGTATCTCACGCCAGTTTAACTGGCTCTAACTTGCACGAACCTAAGGGCATTTCAACTGCCACATCCGGGCAAGTTTATGTTGCAGATGGCGTCGGAAGTGGAAGCTGGACTTCAACTAGTGTCATCGTTCCCGGGATGGTTGCAGACTTTGCAACTCCGGTGGCCCCAGCAGGTTGGCTAGAATGCGATGGTTCTGCTGTTGCCCGAACTACTTATGGCGCTCTCTTCACGGCATTAACGATTCAGCAATCTGGCAGCAGAGGCGTTGGTTCTGCGGTTATCACTGGCTTATCTTCCACTGCGAATATGAGACCAGGTTACTTTGTTGGTGGTACTGGAATAACTAACGGTACCACCATCTTAACCGTCGATTCTGCTACGCAGATTACAATGTCTGCTAATGCAGCTTCCTCGGGAACTAGTACGGTTATTGTATCTCCCTTCGCACAAGGCGACGGTTCAACTACCTTTACTCTACCTAACACATCTACTGCAGGACGCTACCGACGTTCTAGAACAAGCTCTCTACATCTCGGTGTCTCTCAAGCAGATACTAACAAGACGCACACTCACTCTGTAAGTGGAACCACTGCAGACGATACCGGACAAGCTCACACCCATAGTGTCAGCGGTACCACAGGCAGCAACAGCGTGGGACATACTCACAACGTTGGTGTTGGAGCGATTGACGGTAAAGTCAATGCTCTTTCAGCAGGAAGCGCAAGTGGAAACATCTGGTTCAACACAAGTGGGAGTGGTCCTGGTGTAAGTTCAGACGAGAGTCAAACACACACGCACTCTTTCTCTGCAACTTCAGGTAACCAAAGTGCAACGCACACCCACGCGTTCAGTGCTACGTCAGGCAACAACTCAGACGGCGGTACCGAGTCTAGACCGGTTACCTTGATTATCATGACCTGTATCAAAACATGAAATATACTCTATTGGAACTGACGCAACAGGTGCTGTCTAATATTGATGGCGATGATGTTGCAAGTATCTCAGATACTCCAGAATCTCTGCAGGTAGTTGATATCATCCGAACTGTCTATGATGATCTCCTAAGTCGTGGGGAGTTGGCTATTACTAAGACGTTGTTTAACTTAACAGCTTCTACTGATGTGACCCAACCTGTTCTGATGACTAAACCTACTACCATAGATCGTATCGAATGGATCAAGTATGATAAACGTTTGGTCGGTGCTACTGATCCTGCATGGGATTACATTACCTACCAACCCGTAGACTTATTCATGCAGAATACTCAGCAGCTTAATCCGTCTGCTACTGAGATAGCATCTATGAATTATGTTACACCCCAAGGGTTTACCTTAACTTTCAACTACTACAATGATCGTGGTCCCATGTATTATACATCTTTCGATGATAATACTCTCATCTTTGATGCCTATGATTCAGCAGTAGAGACAACCCTAGCTTCTAATAAGTCACTGGGGTACGGAACCTTTGTTCCTACGTTCACAGAGTCTGATAGCTTCACACCAAACCTACAACCACATCAATTCAACCTTCTATTGAATGAAGCTCAATCAAGAGCTTGGGTTCAACTGAGACAAACTCCTAATCAAAAGGCAGAGCAAGCTGCAAGGCGTAACTGGATATTCTTAGGAAAGAATCGACGGAATACTACAGATGCACCTAGCTCTCGTCCGTTAGATTTCTTACCAAATTTTGGTAGAAAATAATGCCTCGTCAGAATGCTGTACAAGTAGATAATAATTTCTCTAATGGTCTTATTACAGAAGCCACTGGATTGAACTTCCCTCAGAATGCAGTCACTGAAACTTATGACTGTGAATTCAATGAAGATGGTTCCGTCAAGCGTCGCTTAGGCTTCGACTTTGAAAATGGCTATACTACCAAAACAATAAGCAGAACAGATAACGTAGTTAACTCATACCTATGGAGGAACGTAGCAGGTGATGGTGACGTTACCTTGCTAGTCGTTCAAATAGGTTCTACCTTATATTTCTACAGAACCACAGGGGACATATTCTCCACAGGAGCTGTAGCAACAACTGTAAGCTTAACACCTGTTTCAGGTGCTCCTGCCGGAACTAGCACTACAGAGGCACAGTTCTCAGATGGCAATGGGTTCTTATTCGTAACCCATCCGTACTGTGAGCCTATGCGTATTTCCTACAATACGTCCACTGATGTCGCAACAGCTACAAATATCACACTAAAGATCAGGGATTTCCAAGGTGTTGATGATACTCTTACATTCGACCAGAGACCTGTAACGCTAACAGGTTCTCATAGGTACAATCTAGCCAACCAAGGCTGGACTTCTTCATATGTTCTAACATCTACTACCAGCATTACCATCGGAACTGGTTCTAAGACATTTACCGTTAATATAAACTCTGCAAACAATGCAGCTCTTAAGGTTGGTGATCGTGTCGGTGTATCTGATGCAGCTGCACCCAATACCAACTTCATGAATGGTATCTGTACAGCATATTCAGGAACGTCTTTCACTGTTAATGTTACTGCGGTCGGTGGAGCAGGAACAATCAGCAATTGGCTAATCTTTGCTGCTCCTGAACAAATCCTAGCTTGGAACACAGACATAAGTAACTACCCAAGCAATGCAGATGTTTGGTGGCGTTTTAAGAACTCCTCGGGAGTATTTGCACCTGCGACTACAGTCAGTCAAATCTCCCTGCCCAATGCGCCTGCTCCTAAAGGACATTATGTCCTAGACGCTTTCAATGCGGATAGAAGCTTGGCATCAGGAATCTCCGGATTAAGTGTAGTAACTTCATCCGGGCAGAGGCCCAGTACCTCAGCTTTCTTTGCAGGTAGACTTTTCTATGCTGCTGTAAACTCTTCAGGGTTTAACTCTAATATTTACTTCTCACAAGTAGTGGAACGCAATGAACAGTATGCCTTCTGCTACCAAGAGAACGATCCTACTTCAGAAGACTTGTTTGACATTCTACCTACAGATGGTGGTGTCATTTCAATTCCAGAAGCAGGGACTATCTACAAACTAATGACTGTTCCAGGTGGCTTAGCTGTCTTCGCTGCCAATGGTGTTTGGTTCCTAGCAGGATCAACAGGAATTGGCTTCACTGCAAATGATTATACAGTTCAGAAGATATCTGAAGTTACCACAATCTCCGCTACTTCATTCGTAAGTATCAGAGGTTTTCCTGCCTGGTGGACTTCCGATGGTATCTATGTGATGGAAGCTTCCAGCTCCAGTAATCTACCTGTGGTTCAGAATATAACGAACAATAAGATCAAGAAGTTCTATGATGCCATTGATGTAGATGCCAAGAAGTTTGCAAGAGGAATATATCACCCCAATACAAACCACGTCAGATGGTTGTATCGTAGTGCAGGGACTCTACAGGTTACAAACATCTATGAATTCGATAGGGTCTTAAACTTCAACATCGTGACTGGAGCTTTCTATCCTTGGACCATTGCAAGTAGCAACGTCAAGGTAAATGGATTTATGATCTCAAACCTAAGCTCTGGAGCTATCTTCACCGACAACGTTACTGCTAACGGTGGTGTTGATCTAGTAATAGATGGAAGTGGTAATCAAGTTATCTCGTTCGAGAGTAGCGGTTTAAGAGTATCCGCCTTCGATAAATATCTAGTCTCTTATTCAGATTCTGGCTCTCATAAGTTTACCTTCGCAGATAGGTTGAATGCAGATTTCTTAGACTGGGTTAAATACGATAACGTAGGTGTCAACTATACAAGTTACTTCATAACTGGATTTAAATTACCTGGTAGTGCTCTACGTAAGTTCAGCAGCAACTGGGTCAGGGTATTCTCTAGGATAGTGGACCAAGCTCGTTCCTTTAACTTCCAAGGCATCTGGGATTTTGCTAAGGTATCTACAGGAACCAACAGATGGTCCGCTGCTCAATTGGTTAGACATGAGGATTTGAACTATTCATCTGCCCAACGCCGACTTAAAGTCAGAGGACACGGTGTCGCTCTACAATTTAAGGTAACCTCCGTAGATGGAGAACCTTTCGATATCATCGGCTGGGGCAACGACCTATTAATTAATCAAGCTCCTTGATAGAGGAAATATGAAAGCAAATTATAATAGCTCTCTAGAACAAGTACTTAAGTACGAAGGTGGTTACACCAACGATCCCCAAGATCCCGGTGGTCCTACTAACTTCGGTATCACTCTAGCCGATTACCAGCGTTACATCAATGCGCTAGGTACTGCTGAAGATGTAAAACACATGACCTTGACTGAAGCTAAGGCTATCTACAAGGCAAGATACTGGGATGCATTGAAGTGTGATGAACTCCCTTCCGGTGTTGATTTCGTTGTCTTTGATTACGGGGTTAACAGCGGCATCAGCCGTTCTGCAAAAGTATTGCAAGGGATTGCGGGCGTAACCGTCGATGGTGTCATTGGCCCTGAGACAATTGCAGCCGTTCAGAAATTAGACAAGAAAGAACTAATCAATCAAATCTGTGATGAACGGATGACCTTCCTAAGAGGTCTTAGTACATTCAGCCACTTCGGACGAGGTTGGACTGCAAGGGTTGAGACCGGCCGTAAATTCGCTCTCGACTTAGCTTCTAAAGCAGCTGACCTAGGTGCTGGTGCAGGTGCTGGAGCCGGAGCAGGTGCTGCCGTACTCGCTGCAGGCCACTGGCCAGAATATGCTATGTGGATCGCGATTGGATCAGCAATCTTAATTACAGCAAGTATTTTAATATATCATTTCAAAAAGGATAAGAACAATGTCGTGGTTAAAGAACAAGTGGAATAGTTTTGAAGCATGGGTGGCATCATGGATGCCTGGCCTCAAAACTAAGATAGTTGCTGGTCTAGGAGCCTTAGGTTCATTCGCAGGTCTGGCTCAACAGTATGTCAGCGGCCTCCCTCTGGACAAATTCATGACCGCTTCTCAGGTCCTGATCGTCACCTCAGTACTATTCACACTAGCCTTCTGGTTCCGTGGATTAGGAGACATTGATGGGTCTAATTGACGAATTCTTCCAGAAAGGTTGGGATTTCTTCTCCAACATTCTGGGGAATACATTTAATACTGAATTCTGGTCTTTGATTGGATATACCGGAATCGCTGCTGCAGGTGCTTTCGCAGTTGCTTACTTCTTCCCTGTTCTACGGGGATTTTGTGGAGCTGTACTGATGGGAGTGGCAGGAGCTTGGTATGGATTTCATAAAGGACAAAAGAGTCGAGGAGACTAATGTTTAATGAGTTCGAAGCGAAAACAGAAGCATACAAGCAAAAGAACAGGTCGGAAGACCGGGTACTCGTACTAAAGGTAATGGAGGGTAAATCTCCTATTACTACCGGAGGGATGGCAGATAAACGTATCTTCTCAGGAGAACCTAATCTCCACGCCATACGCGGTCCCTTCGATAATCTCTGGAGACTTCGTTATATCCACGGTGTACTACCAAGACCTTTCCAGCAATCATGGACTAGCTTCAGCAGTCTGTTAGATTTTGCCAAAGGTTATTTTGCTAAACGTAACATAGAAATAGTAGAAGTACAGGATGACTATTCGAGTCGCTACCTATGAAGATTTAGATCAAGTTAAAGATCTAGCCATGAAGTTTATTAAAGAAACTCGCTTCAAAGATTATTTTGACGAAGACAAGATCTCTGAACTTCTGCAAAGCTTAATACTAAGTCCAGACGCTATCGTCTTAATTGGCGATGGCGCTTTCTTTGCTGGTCGGAAGGTTCCATCTCCATATGGTTTATTTGATATTGCATTGGAACTGGCTTGGTGGGTTGCTCCTGATAAACGAAAGAACGGAGTCGGGCGACAGCTGTTAGAAGCTTTTGAATACTGGGCTTCAAGGACAAACTGTCGAATGGTCAGTGTGTCTTGTATGGACAAAGATATTGGTAAAATATACAAGAAGTTTGGTTATAAACTTCAAGAGTATACTTATTTGAAAGAAGTTAAATAATGCCTTTTGCTACTGCTTTAGCTGTAGGTTCTCTGGCTCTTGGTGGAGTCGGCATAGGTTTAAATGTGTCTGCCCAGAAAAAAGCTGCAGCTGCTGCTAAACAGCAAGCGGCTATAGCTGCACAACAGGCACAACTGTCGGCTGAGTTCTCTAACAAAGAAGAGGATATCAATCAGCAGGTATCCGCCCTGACTTACGAAGGGGCTAGGAAGTCTACGGATATTAGCAAAGCTATTCTGGGCTACCAACAGGACGTTGGTAAGCAGCAGAACATTGCTATGCACTTAGATGCCAACCGCAGAGAGTTGGAGATTGTACGCCAACAGCAGCGTGCTCGTTCTCTAGCTCTCGCCACAGCTACTGCACAAGGTTCTTCAAGGGGGAGTGGTCTCCAGGGAGGGTATGGTCAAATATCTGGACAGACCGGAGTCAACTTCTTAGGTGTGGAACAGAATCGTCAGATCGGGCAAAACATATTCGATATCAATAGTCTTATCACTGGTAAGAATGTCGAGATGCAAGATCTGCAGCAATCCTTAGCCTTCTCTCAAGCAGACCTACAAACTCAGAAGTCTAAGCTGATCCAAGAGTACGCTAAGAGAGGTGCTGATCTACAGACCTTGTATTCTAGCTACGGTGGTCAGATTGCTTCTGCACAAGGACAAGCTGCAATTGGTAGCGCCTTGCTCTCAGGAGGCCAGATGCTATTCCAAGGTGGTAATCTATTGTACAAAGGCTTACAAAGCCCAACCACACCGTTGGATATTAGTTACGGCGGTCCCTATTCATCTGCACCGCCCACGCCCTATCAAATACCCCTTCCAATAGGACCTGGATCATTCCGAGGGCTCTACTAATGCCTACTATAGATACAACTGATCCTGTAAACCAAGAACCGCTCAGCGCAGATATAAGCACAACTCCGCAGCTTCCTGCTAGTGTTGCGGATCAACGCGCGTTCAAAGCTAAGTTTGGGATCAACAGTCTAGGCATGACTATTGACCAAATTTCTCAGAGTATCAAAGAAGGGCAAGAAGATGCTGTCAGGCAACAAGCTGTAGTTAATCTAGAAGCTGTCAAGCAAAACCGTGCCTATGATATAATTTCAGAACTGGCTAAGAGAAAGGGTGCTCCCTTATCTCCGGCTGAGACTGGATACGTATTCACGCAGCTAAGAGGTCTCAATCAACCTACAGATCCTAAATCTGTATTCGAAGAGTATTATAGTCAAGAATATGCCAATCTCTTAGATAGAGCAGCTAAGAGCAATCCTGACTCTGAAATATCCAAGGCTATGCAGGTACAGCCTGAAATAACCAAAGCATCTCAGATGTTGGGGACAACCTTCTTAGCTAAGAACGAGTTTACAAGAACTATTGCACAGAACTTAGAAGCTGAGGTTGGCCAACAATCTATGGTTGGCTGGGTGGTTGATCAGGGTAAAATGCTTATCCCTGGTTATACTGATATTAAACTTCGTGGCAATGTTCCTAACGTAGATTCGTTCAACTTCGATTTACTAGGTGGTAATCTTACCGCCCAGATGAAAACTGCTTATCGTCTACCTTTCCCTCAATACAAGGAATGGTTGTTAAGTACTTCTAATCGTCTTAAGAAGGATAATCCTGAACTAGCTCTTCGGTTTGTTCAGGCAATGTTGGGACAGTCTTATACCGAAGAAAATCTAAACAGTCTTACTACAGCTATAGATGCAACCTTTATTAAGCCACTGAGCATTGTTGGTTTAGGAAAAACCTTAGTCAAAGGTTTGTCTGAACGGGACATGAGTAAAGCGGTATCTAATGCTGTTACCGATCAAATCAAAGCCACTAAGGATCCTGCGCTAGACCGTGCAGGTATGCACGAGGCTGTGGGAGATATTCCTGAAGCTGCTGTAACCAAGACTGCGGACAATATAATCGCAGAAATGAAGGGCACTGGAGATCCTACACGTAGAGGATTAGAAGGCATTGCCTCCTACTTCAATCGTACTGTGGATGCTGTTAAATCCAACAATGGACCTGCCTCCAGGGAACTAATCAATAGAATAGAACAGCGTTACAACGAAGTTAGAGACGCATTCCTAGAGTCCGTCCAGAATACAATGCGCGTTGATCGTCTCCCTGCAGTGTTTGCAGTGGAGAAGAATATAAGGGCTATTAAAGATGAAATTCGAACTAGATTCCCTGGGCTGGATAACACTATTCTTGATATCTCCACTCCTACTAGGGATGCTGCTACTAACTCTTATTTCGTAGGCGTACATCTAGGACAGACTGACGGCACCTTGTTCGGGAGTGAACGAGCTGCTCAGAAATTCATTTCTGATACAGGTTTAAAGGGAGAAGTTGTAAAGTCTGAAGGCCGTGTAAAAACTCCTGGCAACATACAACTGCTTGAGAAGCAAAGTGGTGAGCTTTTATTTAAGATGTCGGAGATCGTTAAGAAAGCTCCGAATACTTACGATAAAAGTCTCTATTATTTAGAACTTAAAGCCAAGAGAGAGGCTATTGATGCTCAACTAGCTACCTTAAAAGCCACTCCTGTTCAACAGGGAGTAGGTTGGAAGGTTGTAGTCTACAAGCCCCTCAAGGAAACAGATTCTGTAATCCGAGATGCTCTGTTAGCTACCTCCAACACTAAGACACCTGCTAGTTGGCTAAATGCTTGGGGTGGATGGCTAGGATCCTTCCGTACGCCAGAAGAAACCCTGGCCATGGAACAGCTTATGAACCGTAAGGTTGCTACGTATGCCCCGTCTAACTTCCTTAAAGTCCTAAGACAATCTGCTAAAGAGATTAATGATATCAAAGCCGGATGGTTTTCCATGCCGGATAAGCGTCAGCGTTGGCAGGAATGGCAACGTGTTATAAGCGCTGCTGAGAAAGACAGGGCAGCGACTGGTGAGTTATTTCAGCACCCATCTCAACTCAGTGACTTGTACCAGCGCGTGCTAAACAGAATGCCTGATGAACAAGAAATTGCTGCGGCCTTTGCTTACAAACGTAACTCAGACTTGTTAGATGTCTTTCGTAACCTAGGGGCGTTACGTAATAAATCCAGGTTAGGTGCAGAAACCCATACTATCAGTATCCCTAATCCATATACTTCTAAGTATCAAGGATATTTAGGACGCACACAAATTACAGTTGACGGTGTTCGTTTACACTCCTTCGAGAACTTAGGCAGTGATACTCTGATTAGAATTGGTAAAGATATTAACAACGTTGCAGTTCGTTTAACAGATAATATCAAGAACAACCAACGTAAACTCTATGAGAAGAAGGTTAGCGAAGGATCTATGGTTCTTTTGAGGATCACTAACCCAGATGAACTTCCTTTCAAAGATTTGCCTAACGTAGGCTCTAATGTTCGTCCCCGTTATGTTCTGGTAGATAAGACAGATACAAAACCTCTGCAATGGAACCAGGTGTTCAATCATCCGCGTCCGGCTGATTATGATTATGAGCACTATATCTCTCAAGCGCATATTCTAAGAGATCAGGTCTCTAAACGTAATTGGTATGAGAAAGATAACATCATTGGCGCACACAACATTGGTTCTGTCTCAAGAGACATTGCCAAGAAGTTGGATGATGTTCGAAAGTTCATCAAGTCAGGTAACTACGATGAGGCTGAGGCAGCCAACCCGTTATCTACTAACTTCTCTGAAGTCCGTAGTTGGTTTGAAGTAGGCCCAAACGGTCAGCGGCCTCTTCTAAGTTTAGATGAACCTATCGTTTCTGTCCCTCGTAATCAGATGGTCGGGGACGTAGAAGGTGAGGCTCTAATCGTTCGTAATGGCGGTAGAGATAGTTTCAGAGACGGTACTACCGAAGGTTACGGCAGGTACATCGAAGGTAAGCGAGATGTTCATCAACTCTTTACCGCAGAGAACTATGGTACCAAAGCCAATCCTTTGTACAATGCTACGCCTGCAGAAGCCATTGATCCTATTACATCTTTGAACAGAGGTCTTAACAAAGTCCTGAACGAGACGTTCATGGATGACTATAAGATCTTCTCTGTTGAACATTGGATACAGGAAGCTAAAGCGGCTGGAGCTTTCGATGTCGATCCTGCACGTCTTGCAGACGCACCTTACTATTACTTTTTCAACGGTAAGTTCCGTAAGGGTGTTGATCCTGTTGTAGCTAATAATCTTGAGACAGCTAGGTTCCAGATCAAACAATTCCTCGGGGTAAAAGATCAAACTACAACCTTCTTACATCACACAGCACAGGTTCTAGCAGATAGTCTATATGACAGAGGCTATAAGAAGTTAGCCTTGGCCCCTGCCTATCTTCTACCTACGCTACGTGATCCTTTCGCATTCATTCGAAGCTTTACCTTTGATGCTAAGCTAGGTTTGTTTAACCCAGGTACATTCTTAACTAACTTAAATACCTACGCTACCATCTTAGGTGTTGCAGGGTTCAAGTATGCTGCTCCAGGGACCAGAGCTGCCTTCACGCACTGGATGACTAGGATGAACCAGAGTGAGGAAGTCTTAACTCAGCTGGACAAGCTTATGTCTAAAAAAATAATACCCGGAACCTCCGAATGGAGGCCCGGGGAATGGCGTGAAGCCTTCAACTTGTTACAGCAGACTGGCTTCGGTAACATTGCAGGTGAATACGCTCTAAGAGATAACCCTGCTGGTTATAACATCCTGACTAGAGGTGTAAGAGATAATATCCTAAACCCTGCAGCCATATTCTTCACAGAGTCAGAACGTTTAGTTCGTTACGGTGCCTTCTATACTGCATTCAGAGAATTCAGAGATAAGGTTCCTGCTCGTGCGCTTACGGAAGCAGATAAGAGGACAATCCTCCAACGCGCAGATACGCTAAGCGTTAATATGTCTAGAGCTTCTAATTCAAAGCTTCAAGAAGGTGTCTTCTCTCTTCCATCTCAATTCTTAACATACCAGTTGCGCACTGCAGAACTGTTCTTAGGCAAGCGTCTATCCGCATATGAGAAGGGTAGGTTGTTTACTACCTATGCTGCACTGTACGGTATTCCAGGGGCCTTCGGTCTTACTGGCTATCCTTTCGCAGACCACATTAACAAGTGGGTTGCAGAGAATACCAGTTACACGCCAGGACAGAACTTCGTAGGCTCAGCTTTCTGGGAGGGTGGCATAGCTGCTTTCTTAGCGCTAGGCTCTGGAGGGAATTGGTACAATGTTCAAGAGAAATATGGAGTACAAGGGCTTGAACCCATCAGAGAATTACTTCGTGGAGATAAGACTACGATTGACCTGATCGGTGGTGCTTCTTTCAGCACACTCAAGAACATGCTTTCCCGTACTTTAGATCCGGGTTGGAAGATGGTCCAAGGTATGTTCGGTGATGAAGATCGAAAGTACCAACCTACTATGGATAACTTCTTAGATATCTTCAGAGAGATATCTTCAGTCAACGCAGCGTGGAAACTCTACCATGCATTGAATACTGGTAAGATATACTCTAGGAATGAGAATCTTCTGACGGAAAATGTGAGTACAAACAATGCAATCTTCCGTTACCTCTCTGGTTT